CGTAAGTTGAATAAATATGATTTAGTGTAGCTCCGATGAGAGAACACTTTGAAGTTCTCCAACCTTCGTCAGTCCTGACTTTTACTGAAACAGCAGGGTCTGGCAAGACATAAACAGAAGAAGCTACTTCTTTACCTAGAGATTGTAATGACATAGACACTGCAGCACCAGGAGATTTTGCTTTCTTATGAGTAACATAATAGCTTTCAGGCACAGTGATGGGACCCCTAAAAAGAAAAGTAGGATCGTTATGCAAAACAACCTCAAAATCTTCAGGTGGCTGAATCCTTTTAAGCAGACTCAAATAAGAACTGATAGAACCTATGTTAATTGACATAGAGACAGTTGGATGACCATGATCGTCGAAATCAAAACCTCGAATGGAATGTAACCATAGCAAAGCTCTAACTGTGCTAGGACTAACTTGCATTAAATAATATAGATTTTGTGTGAAGTTACCAAGACCCGCAACAACAGGGAATTCAGGCAAGAAGTAACCAAAAGCGGGGCATTTAGTAGACTTCATCAAGTTCCAGTAGTCTTTGAACCATGGTGAAACTCCCTTCCCTAACAACTTGTAGTGAATTATCATCTGTAATAAATAAACTAATCTGCATTGGTTGACTCTCAAACCGTTTTCCAACATCTGTTTCCGCAACTCACCCCACGATCTTTGTCTGTCTTCCATCACAACTGTATTCTTGGGCCTTAATGCTGGGTATATGAATTTTATTTTAGGCATCATCAAATCACTGCCATCAACCCAAAATGAGTTGAATTCTGAATTTCCTGAAAAATTGGGAGAAGTGCTTTTCACAAAAGAATGTGTCATTAATGCAAACGGCATGTGGACTCGACTCAAAAAACAATTTATTGACAACAATTCAACAGCAGAAGAATAAAGATCTAGTATCCTTCCTGTTTCTAAAGGCATCTTCTTTTTCTTGATGACTATTGATCTCATTACCAATGAATCGTCTGAACTGACGCACCAAGTCTCGTCCAAACATTTAGCATAGAATAGATCTTCATTGTCAGGAACAAAAGTCCTCAACAAAAAATTAGTTTGTCTGACCGTGAACTCGTTCATGACCAGTGAGAAACCGGCATGTGCTAATGAACTAGTGAAGTGGAAAATTCCTTGCATAAAGTTACTAAAGTTATTCATGTAGACAGAATGGTAATCTGTGAGAAAGTGTTCTCCTGTTTTGGACATCCACTGATCTTTCAAAACATTCATGTTGTCGTCAAAAGACTCAAAATATTCACCTTTCTTTGTGAAAAAATCATACAAAACATTTTTTGACAATTCTAACCTCTTGTGAG